GAGCAGAGACAAAATCATACTGGCACCGCAGAAAGGCCCGCAGGAAAGGTTTCTTGCTACGTCTGCCGACATCTGCATTTATGGTGGTGCAGCAGGTGGAGGGAAAACATTCGGTCTGCTTTTGGAACCTCTGCGGCACATGAAGAATAAAGATTTCAACTCCGTTATCTTTCGTAGGGATTATACGCAGGTAACATCCCCAGGAGGCTTGTGGGATAGCAGTAAAAAGATTTACAGCTACGTGAAAGGTTGTTATCCGTTAAAGACACCAAAACTACACTGGAATTTCCAAAGTGGCGCATCGGTCAATTTCGCACAATTGGGAAATGATGAAGATTGCCTGTCATGGCAAGGCTCCCAGGTAACAATGATAGGATTTGACGAGTTGACACATTTCAGCGAGTATCAGTTTTTTTATATGCTCTCCCGAAACAGGACGGATTCCGGCGTGGCTCCGTATGTAAGAGCAACCTGCAATCCGGATGCAGATTCATGGGTTGCGGAGTTCATAAAGTGGTGGATAGATCCAGATACTGGCTATCCGATTCCGGAAAGGTCCGGGAAAGTGCGCTGGATGGTACGCTTGAATGAGGCAATCTATTGGTTTGACACCAGACAGGAGGCCATTGATGCGGCGATAGAGAACGGCATGGACTACGAGAAAGCTGTGATTATGGCAAAAAGCGTCACGTTTATAGCCAGCACTCTGCAGGATAACAAGATTCTGATGAAAAACGACCCTGGCTACATGGCGAACCTCATGGCCCTGGCGCTTGTGGAAAGAGAGCGGCTACTATATGGCAACTGGAAGATAAAGGCGGCGGCAGGCTTGATGTTCAAGAGAACAAAGGTCAATATGCTGGAGACTCTGCCTACGGATGTGATTCTGTGGGCGAGAGGATGGGATTTGGTGGCAACCTCAGAGGACGAGGACGGTGATCCTGCATATACAGCGGGTGTATTGATTGGCAAGCGGAAGAATGGCCGGTATATCATAGCTGATGTTATAAACCGCCGCAGCGACTCCGCAGAGGTAAGGGAGTTAATTAAAATGACCTGCATAACGGACAGGGCAAAACATGGGAGAGTGGTTACACGACTTCCGCAGGACCCAGGCCAGGCAGGAAAAGACCAGGCACAGAGTTTCTTGAAGTTCCTCTCTGGCTTTACGGTGAAGATAGTACCGGAATCTGGAGATAAAGTCACAAGAGCAGAGCCATTATCGGCACAATGGCTCGGACTGGAGGGAATGGATAAGGGAAATGTGGATGTGCTGATTGCAGACTGGAATGAAATGTACTTCAATCAGATGGAGAATTTCCCTCAGTCAAAATTTAAGGATATGGTGGACGCAAGCAGCTCCGCCTTCAGCGAAATAGAAAACGGCGGAACATATTCGGCTCCGCCTACAGACAGCAGTTTAGGAAAGAGCAGTTATTGGAGAAGGTGAGGTGAGAACAGGTGGCTAACAGTAAAGAAATTGGGCGCATAGGACAGCGGCGGTATGGCGGAACCATCTACGAAGAGTTCCTGCATGAACTGAGAGGGAAAAAAGGAATAGAAGTCTACCGGGAAATGTCGGAGAATGATGATATAGTGGGAGCGATCCTCTTTGCGATAGAAATGCTGGTCCGGCAATGTGACTGGAATGTGGAGCCTGGCGGAGATACCGCAAAGGATAAGGAGGCGGCAGAGTTCGTGGAAAGCTGTATGAATGATATGCAGGACACATGGATTGACACCATTTCCGAAATCCTGTCTTTCCTCACTTATGGATGGAGTTTTCACGAGATTGTGTATAAGCGGCGCATGGGAAACACAAAGGATTCAAGGACAAAGAGCAAATTCAATGACGGTCTGATTGGATGGAAGAAACTGCCGATCAGGGCGCAGGAGACGCTGTACGAGTGGGAGTATGATAACGAGGATAATCTGCTGGGAATGACGCAGATGCCGCCCCCGGACTTTGGCACGTTCACAATCCCTATGGAAAAAGCGCTGTTGTTCCGAACCAAAAGCCGCAAGAACAATCCGGAGGGCAGGAGTATTCTGAGAAATGCTTACCGATCCTGGTATTTCAAGCGGAGAATCCAGGAGATTGAGGGCATCGGTATTGAGAGGGATTTGGCTGGACTTCCGGTAATTTACGGTCCGGAAAATGTGGATTTGTGGGATGAAAATATTCCACAGAACAAAGAGATTGTGGACGGACTGGAAAGGATGGTTAAGAATATACGCCGGGATGAAATGGAGGGAGTAGTTCTTCCTGGAGGATACAAGTTGGAATTGCTCAGCTCCGGAGGCACTAGGCAGTTTGATACAAATGCCATCATAAACCGCTACGATACCAGAATTGCAATGACGGTTTTAGCAGATTTTATTTTCCTGGGGCATGACAAGACGGGCAGCTGGGCGCTTAGTTCCGACAAGACGGAGCTGTTTGCCGTTGCCATAGGAGCGTTTCTGGATATTATCTGCGAGACATTCAACAGCCAGGGCATACCGTCACTGATTGACATTAA